GTTTAAAAATCACCCATGGCGAAGGTAATGCCAATTTAACTACTAACAATTTAGCTGCACCCGCAGGAGAATATACTTATACCGGTGGATTATCTACATCAGGATTATATGCTGACTTATCAGAAGCAACTGCTTCAACTATCAATCAACTCCGTCAGGCATTTCAAATTCAAAAATTGCTGGAGCGTGACGCTCGAGGTGGTACTCGATACACTGAAATTGTGCGTAGCCATTTCGGTGTTACTTCTCCTGATGCCCGTCTCCAGCGCCCTGAATACCTCGGCGGCGGATCAACTAATATCAACATCAATCCAATTGCACAAACAAGCAGTTCTACTGTTACTCCATCGACTACCCCTATGGGTACACTTGCTGCTATGGGTACTGCCCTCGCTAGTAATCATGGCTTTACTCAATCATTTACTGAGCATGGTGTAATCATCGGTATGGTCTGCGTACGTGCAGACCTCACCTATCAACAAGGCTTACCACGGATGTGGAGCCGTCAAACTCGTTACGATTTCTATATGCCAGCTTTCGCTCATCTGGGCGAACAAGCAGTATTAAATAAAGAAATCTATATTCAAGGAACCGCAGCAGACGAAGATGTCTTCGGCTATCAAGAACGGTGGGCGGAATATCGCTACAAACCTAGCCAGATCTCTGGCTTATTCAAATCAACATCTGCCGGAACTCTTGACGGCTGGCATTTAGCGCAAAACTTTACTGCGCTGCCATCCCTCAATAGCACCTTTATTGAGGAAACACCTCCACTCGAACGTGCCCTCGCCGTAGGTGCAGCTGCCAACGGTCAGCAATTCATCTTTGATGGATTCTTCGATACGAAGCTGGCACGACCATTGCCAATGTACTCAGTACCCGGCTTAATCGACCATTTCTAATCATGTTAGAACAAACTGCACAAGGAGCCGCTGCTGGCTCCACCTTCGGGCCTTGGGGCTCCGTAATTGGTGCCGGTATAGGAGCTGCTGCCTCCTTAATCGGCGGTAATAAACAAAATAGTGCCAATCAAGCTATGGCACAAGCCCAAATGGCTTTCCAAGAGCGCATGCGGGCTACCCAATATCAAACGGCCGTTGCAGACATAAAGGCTGCCGGCCTTAATCCCATGCTTGCCTATTCACAAGGCGGAGCGGGCACACCTCAGGGTGCAACCGCACAAATGGGAAACCCTCTAGGCGATGCTGGTAACTCAGCACGTGAGGCGGCTATGGCCGTCGCCAACTACAAACAAATACAAACCCAAAACGTCTTGACAGAACATCAGGCCGAAAAGGCCGCTGCAGATACTAATCTGGCAAACGATCAAGCTACATATACCCGAGCCAATACGGCAAGGGAAATTGCCCAAATGCCGGGTTACGGCAAATACGGGCAACTACGAGATGCACAAATCGAGCAATTAACTACCTCAAGCGCATTACAAGCTGCGCAACAAAAACAAGCACTTGCGCAAACTGGATATTTAGGAGCGCAAACAGGCTATACCGGAGAATTAACTCGGTTAGCCAAACGAGGCAGCGCCCCGAGTTCTCAACGTCCCTTGTTCCAAGACCTCAAAGGTATGGCTCACGGAACGTATGAGGCATACAAACAGCATCCCAATGCATTTCAACCTTTTGGAAAACTAAAATGAAAGTAAACCCACCTAAAGTACGTGCACCTTTCCACTACGATACAAACGCAGCCAGCATTCAAGCTGGTCTCGTCTGTCCTCCGTTACCTGAAAGCAAATACAAAGTTCGCCAGTCCTTTAAGGACGAGTGCGATATCAACAACATTATGAAAATGTTTGGTAAAACAGGCTCTATGCGTGTAAACCCCTTAGAGCCTCGCTATGGCGATTTCGGCGATGTGGTGGACTACCACTCTGCCCTTAACGCAATTATCGCCTCTGAGGAGCAATTTGATGCCTTGCCGAGCTATTTACGAGCAAGGTTCAATTATGATCCTGCAAATCTAATCGATTTCATGAATAATGAATCGAACAAAACCGAAGCAATTGAGCTAGGCCTCATTGCTAAACCTATTAGCCCTACGGCTAATAACGAGTCTGCTCCAGCAGCCGATAAATCAACGTCACCAACTGCCGAATAGGCAGTCCAAGAAGAGTTACTACTTGATATAACTCTTCTTGGTGACACCATCACCACTAAAACCCGATAAACGAGGACATAATGAGAACTTCAAGAAACAAAGTTAATAAGGCAAAGTCCGCTAGGACTTTCAAGAAAAATGCTTCTAAAACCAAATACGCAAATATTAGGGGAAACCCTATGCGTGGCGGTATCCGTCTCTAACCCTCTTTATCCTAGAAAGGAAACATAAGGCATGCCTTGTTTCCATCCCAAAACCGCTTATCTAAGCGAGTACAACACCAACTATAAGACCGGCAAGCCTTATCGCCGTGTCTCATTTAAAGAAACGGACGACTGTGATCGTCCAGTTTCACTACCCTGCGGGCAATGCGTAGGCTGCCGTTTGGAGCGTTCCCGCCAATGGGCTACTCGATGCTTGCACGAAGCCCAACTCCACGAAAAAAACTGTTTTATTACTCTGACCTACGATAATGAAAACTTACCCGACAATCTCTCCCTCAATCACCGAGACTTCCAACTCTTCTTCAAACGCTTTAGAAGAGCCAATCCACATATCAAAATTCGTTACTACATGGCTGGAGAATACGGCTCGACTTTCGGCCGACCTCACTTCCATGCCTGTATCTTCGGATACGATTTTCATGATAAGGAACTATTCAAACGGACTGCCTCTGGTTCTGTCCTTTATAGATCCCAAGAGCTTGAAAAGCTCTGGCCACATGGTTATTCCACCATTGGAGATGTTACCTTCGAGTCCGCTGCATATGTGGCTCGATACATTATGCAAAAATACACCGGAGAGATGCAAAACGGTAAACACACAAAAAACCCAGACCACTACTCCTACTGCAACCTTGAAACCGGAGAACTCATAACACTAGAACCTGAATACAATAAAATGAGCCTTAAACCCGGAATAGGTGCAGACTGGTATAAAAAATACAAAGACGAAGTCTACCCAAACGACAACGTCGTAATCAGAGGAAAACTCTGTAAACCCCCCCGTTACTACGACACCTTATACTCTAGGGATAACCCCTATGAGTATGACGAACTACTATTCAAACGAGAAAAACAAGGTAAACTCAATCCTGAGGAAAAAACTCCAGAACGATTACAAGTGAAAGAGAAAGTCCTCAAAGCACGAATAAATCTAAATAAACGTACTAACTTGGAAAATAACGAATGAAACTAATAATCTGTTCAGTAAAAGACCGCGCAGCCGATGCTTACGGCCGCCCTATGTTCGTCCCATCAACTGGAGTCGCAATCCGATCCTTCTCAGATGAAATCAATCGCAATAACCCTGATAATCAACTTTACAACCACTCAGACGATTTCGATCTATATGACCTCGGAACCTTCGACGACAACACCGGTACATTCCAACTTCATGAATTACCTCAATTACTCACACTTGGCAAACAAGTAAAAACAAACTAAACTACGAAAAACCCCTCGTGGAAGAGCGGGGCGAAAGCCCCACCTTCTTCCAGAGGACACTACCAAGGAAACCAAATGCACCGTAATCGATCAGTATCCCAACACCAGTTCAGCATGGTACCTAGAGCTGATATTCCACGCTCTAAGTTCAACGTGCAATCTGCACATAAGACAACCTTCGATTCGGGCTACCTTGTACCCGTATATGTTGAAGAGGTACTCCCTGGAGATACCTTCAACTTCAAAATGACTGCCTTCGCACGAATGGCAACCCCTATCTATCCGATCATGGACAACATGATCATGGACTCCTTCTTCTTCTTCGTCCCGAACCGCCTGTTATGGAGTAACTGGCAAAAGTTCCAAGGCGAGAGAGAAGATCCAGACGATTCTATTGACTACATCGTCCCACAACAAACAAGCCCAGCTGGCGGCTACGCAGTAGGCAGCCTTCAAGATTACATGGGCTTACCAACTGTCGGACAAATCGCTCCGACTGCAACTGTATCGCACTGTGCCTTCTGGCCACGAGCATATTCACTTATTTGGAACGAGTGGTTTCGAGATCAAAATTTACAAGACAGCGTACTTGTAGAGAAAGGCGATGCAACAAATATAAACGCCGCTAATGACTACAAATTACTTCGTCGTGGTAAACGGCACGACTACTTCACATCCGCTTTACCTTGGCCTCAAAAAGGTGAAAGCGTTGTGCTGCCAATAGGTGCAGCTGCACCAATCAATGGCAATTTAGTTGCTAATGGTTCTATGACTTATTCAATTGGCAGTACTGGTGGTTTAAAAATCACCCATGGCGAAGGTAATGCCAATTTAACTACTAACAATTTAGCTGCACCCGCAGGAGAATATACTTATACCGGTGGATTATCTACATCAGGATTATATGCTGACTTCAGAAGCAACTGCTTCAACTATCAATCAACTCCGTCAGGCATTTCAAATTCAAAAATTGCTGGAGCGTGACGCTCGAGGTGGTACTCGATACACTGAAATTGTGCGTAGCCATTTCGGTGTTACTT